TAGCAAGTGGTTTGACAGCAATGGCAAATCCGGCGACTCTATTAGGTGCGGCGAATTTAGGATTAGCAATCACGGCAATTGGAGCAGGTTTAGCCGCGGCAACTTTCTTAATGGGAGGAGCATTAGAGAAGTTTAGCAGTGGTTTACAAGGATTTTCAGAAGTAGATGGCGGTAATTTAATACAAGTAGCCAAAGGTACTTTGGCACTGTCAGGTGCTATGGCGGCAATGGGGGCAGGAAGTGCCGCAGGTGCGATTACAGGCTTTGTAGGTAAGATTTTTGGTGGAGGGTCAGAAAATTTTGCCAAAAACCTCAATAAAACACTAGATGAACTTGACAAATCGAAAATAGATATGTATGCTAACAGTTTAGAGAACTTAGGAAATGCAATGACAAATTTACGAGGCGGTATGACGGGCACAATGACAACAACCGCATCAGCGACAGGAGACAAGTTGGATCAGTTAAATAACACGATGGAACAAATTTTAATGGCGATGACTGATAACAATCGTTACACTAGAATTACTTCTCAAGCAACAACAGAAACAGCGGAGAATTTCGGATAATGAGTTGGAAAAAATATTTTACAGAAGTGCCTTTATCAGATGGCATGGGTGGAATGAATTCACCATTGGGTGGCGCTCCTGGTGGCAAGGCAGGCCCTGCCAAAACAAACTATTCATCATATCTACCTGATGTGTACAGTGGTGCTCCAAACAGAATTGAACGTTATGGTCAATACAATGTGATGGATTTAGACTCAGAAGTAAATGCCGCATTAGATATTCTAGCAGAGTTCTGCACACAGAACAACACACAAAACAACACACCGTTCAAATTTGAATATAATCAGAAAGCAACAAACACAGAAATACAAATTATAGAACAATATCTGCATCAATGGTGCAAGATGAACGATTTCAGCAAACGTGTGTTTAAAATTATGCGTAATGTATTCAAATATGGTGATGCTTTCTTTATTAGAGATCCTGAAACTAAAAAAATGTTTCATGTTGATCCAGCAAAAGTTTCTAAAATCATTGTAAACGAAAGCACAGGTAAAACACCTGAACAATATGTTGTAAGAGATATAAATTTCAACTTCAAAAATCTTGTAGCAACAACTCCATATCAAACAACTGGTAATGTTACTGGCGGTGGTTCAGGATATTTAACAGGTGGAGTAAGAGGCATGGTTGGAGCAAACTATCAAGACTCTCCAGGAACAAGATTCGCAACAGGAACAAGAGAAATTGCTGTTGATGCCGATCACATGGTGCATTTAAGTTTATCAGAAGGACTGGACAACAACTTTCCGTTTGGTAATTCATTATTAGAAAGCATTTTCAAAGTTTACAAACAAAAAGAATTACTAGAAGACGCAATTATAATTTATAGAGTACAAAGAGCACCAGAACGTAGAGTGTTTTACATTGACGTAGGTAATATGCCATCGCATTTGGCTATGCAGTTCGTTGAAAGAGTTAAAACAGAGATACACCAAAGACGTATTCCTTCATCAACAGGTGGTGGACAAAACGTTGTAGACTCTGCGTACAATCCATTATCAATCAATGAAGATTATTTCTTCCCACAAACAGCAGAAGGTAGAGGTTCTAAAGTAGAAACACTGCCAGGTGGTACTAACTTAGGTGAGATTGATGACCTAAAATACTTTACAAACAAACTATTAAGAGGTTTACGTATTCCTAGTTCATATTTGCCAACAGGCGCAGACGATTCACAAAGCAATTACAATGATGGTAGAGTAGGAACAGCATACATTCAAGAATTAAGATTCAACAAATACTGTGAAAGACTACAAAATTTAGTATCAGATGAATTCAATCAAGAGTTTAAACGTTATCTTTTAGAAAAAGGTGTTAACATTGACACAGCAATGTTTGATATCAAGTTCCAACCACCAATGAACTTTGCGTCTTACAGACAAGCAGAGGTTGATAACAATAGAATTTCTACATACACACAAATAGCAACAGTGCCATTTGTAAGCAAACGTTATGCTCTATCAAGATTCTTAGGATTAACTCCAGAAGAGATGGCAGAAAACGAAAGAATGTGGAGAGAAGAAAACGATGCTTCAGTCAAATCTAAACCTACAACATCAGCAACTGAATTAAGAAGTGCTGGTGTAAGCACAGCAGGTATTCAAGCAGACTTAGATGCGGCAGAACCAGAAGCACCAGCAACTGCTCCAGGTGAAGAAGGTGCTCCATCACCAGCAGGAGATCCACCAGCAGGTGGCGGTACTCCAACTCCGGGCGCCTAGATAAATAATTTTATGATACTACGTGAACTTTTTTATTACGATCAAATAACAACTGAGCCTGGCGAACAGAAGCAATATGATGCTACTGAAGATCAGTCAATCATGAGTTTAGATGACACACGTAAAACAAGATTATCATTAAAACAGATCAACAAAGCAAGAAAAGCCGGTGAATTTCACAAAGACGAACAACAAAAAGAGTTAGAATTTGTGAGACAGATGTACGGTGCCGCTAATCAACCGGAAATGTAATAAATGACTGTTGCTTTTGTATTAGGCAATGGTCTCAGTCGCAAGCCAATACCTTTAGAACCTTTAAAACAACATGGAAAAATATACGCCTGCAATGCGGTGTATAGAACTTTCACACCAGATTACCTTGTGGCAGTGGATGCCAAGATGGTTAATGAGATATGTATGGCAGGTGCCCAGTTGAAAATGCCTGTTTGGACCAATCCAAATAGAGCATATAAAAAGTATAAAGGCTTAAATTTCTTCGAACCCAGTCTAGGATGGTCATCTGGACCCACAGCACTGTGGTTAGCATCTAAACATATGCATCAGACATTCTTTTTGTTGGGATTTGACTTCACAGGCACCATGGAAGGCAAGTTAAACAACATATATGGTGACACACCCAACTACAAAAAGAATTCAGACACAGCAACGTACCATGGCAATTGGAATAGACAAACCAGCATTATCCTACAGAAGAACTCCTTGAAGAGATATATACGAGTAGTGCCGGAAGGCACTGATGTTTTTGAGGCTAAAGACCTTAAGAAGTTTACAAATTACAGTGAAATCACTGTACAAGAGTTCAAAAGACGCTATCATCTTTAAAATCGGCGTCAAACGGGTCAATATCGGCCCATTATCTACCTATTTTTTTACCTATCGGTTAAATAATACATGACAGTCTTATCATAAAACGTTAATAGGAGAAAAACAATGTCAGATAAAAGCAAATTCGAGCAAATGCTTGAAAAACTAGTCGCTGACGATAGAACAGCGGCAGAAGAGATTTTCCATGATATCGTTGTGGAGAAATCAAGATCAATATATGAAGGTCTTTTAGAAGATGATATCAAAGATATCGAAGTAGAAGAAACTTCAAAAGAAGACTCAAAAGAAGAAGAGACTACAGAAGCGTCTAAAGAAGACAAAAAAGAAGACGAAAAAGTAGAAGAAAAAACTTCAGAAGAGTCAAAAGAAGATGAAGCAGTAGAAGAAGCATCAAAAGACGAATCTAAAGAAGAAGAAACTAAAGAAGAAGAGTCAAAAGATGAAGAAGCAACTGATGAATCTTTATTAGATGTAGAACAAACAGCAGTAGCACCAGTTGAAGCAGGCGGTGACGCAACTGACGATATGGTTGGCGACATTGAAGCACCAGCAGGTGATATGGATAACGGCGACGACTCTGAAAAAGGTGAAGAAGAAATCGAAGACAGAGTAGTTGACCTAGAAGATGCTATTGATGACCTTAAAGCAGAATTTGAAAAAATGATGCATGACAAGGAAGACGGTGACGACGCAGAAGATCATGGCGACGACGCTGAAGACAACGGCGACAAAGAAGAAGAAGCAGTTGTAGATCAATCAGCAGAGGGAGAAACTGTAGAAGTTGCTCCTGAACTTGGTGAACAACCAGCAGTAGAAACGGCAGAGCCAAAAACAGCAAGTGAAGAAATTAGAGAATATGTGAACAAAGTAGGCGTAACGCATACAGATGGTTCAGATTCAACTAAATCACCAGTTGCTGGCAAAAATGATATGGGCGGTACATCTTCAAACATCGCAAAAGGCGGAGAAGAAAAAGGTTCTTCAACACCAGCGAGTAAAGAAGATAACGCA